GCCGCCGACCACCGCCAGCGCGGGCAGCGCGACGATCAGGCCGCCGAGCACGCCGAGCAGCGGCGCGATGGCCGCGGGCATGAGCACGATCTTGCTGGTCAGCGCACTGAACACGCCCGAGCCGACCGAGCCGACGGCGGATAGCTGACTGGTCAGGAAACCCAGCGCGCCCTTGCCCACCCCGTCGACGACCTTGCCGAACGTGCTCGTGTCCTTGCCGGCCTTGCGGGACCCGTTGCCGAAGTCAAGGATCGAGCGCAGCCAGCTGCGGTTCTTGGTCTCGCCATCCTTGATCGACTTGCTCAGCTGGCCGTGCGCCACCGCGAGCTTCTGGCTGGCGATCGCCACCTTGTCGGTCGCTACGCCGGACTCGAGCCGGAGTTTGGTCAGCGCCCGCTCGGCCGCCTGAAGATCCTTGGCGGTGGTGCCCTCGACCTTGCGCAGGGCCTCGAGCTTCTTCTCTGCCGCGGTGACCTTGTCGCCTGCTGCTGCGGCGGCGTCTTCGGCATTGACCAGGTCGAGCTCAGCCTTGCGCAGGTTCTGGGTCATCTTGACCAAGGGGTCGCTGTCGATCTTGACACCCTTGAGCGCTTCGTTGATATCCCGGTTGATCGTCTTCTTGAGATCGTCGGCCAGGGCGTCCAGCCGAATCGTCGCCTCACCGATCAGCACCGGGCTACCCTCCCATCAGCCTCCCACCCAAGGCCTGCTGCTCGGGCGTCTGCCCCCAGGTCTCACGAGCGGCCTTCGGGTCGACCTGCGCATCGATTGCCGCAAGCTGATCTTCGAGCTTCTTGATCTGGTCAACCGGGGTCTCCAGGATGATGACGAACACGGCGTCGAGCCAGGCGCCCAGTGGTGTCCACGGACCGAGCCCGGCCAGCGCCAGCTTGCCGCGCGTGTAGTGGTCTCGGAACGTTGCGTCCGCAATGGCGACCAGCGCCTTTATGCGGACGTACGGCCTTTTCCCGCCGATTCGAACAGATCCTTCATGATCTCGGCGACGGTCTGGATCTTGACCTTGGCGTTTTCGTCGGTGAACATCAGGTGATGTAGCCGACGGCGCGAGCTGCCCGCGTCGAACTCCTCGAACCGTTTGCGCTCGACCTCGGGGTAGATCTCGCCATCCGGCCCGCGGAAGGTCACCACCACGTCGGCGGCCGGGTCGCCGGGCTTCGGAGGCCGGCTGGTGCGCGGCTTGAACACCCACTTGAATGGCACGCCGTCGCTGTCGTCGATCATGCGCGGCAGGATCTCGGCGAGCACGATCAGCAGCTCGCCGCCGCCCTCGGAGGTGGACGCCATCGCGAACCGGTAGAAGTCGCCCGAGCTCGGATCCGGCTTGGCGATGAAGTTGTGAGTGCGCAGCTCCTTCTTGCTGCTCGCCGGGTCCTCGTGCACCACGTTCAGGGAGAACTCGATCTCCGGCACCTCGGGCACCGTGTCCGGTCCGTACGTCTTGGGCATTCGATTCCTCCATTTGTCGATCAAGAACAGCGGTACCGCCAGGGCCAGGCTGATGGTTATCCAGAGCATCAGGAAGAAGCTCGGGCCGTTCATCGATACGCGGCCGTCAGGGACTCCCGGACGAAATTATTCGCTTTGGTCCCTGGGTGCATCACCTGCCTGGCGAAGACGACACCGCCGCCGGACATGAACCGCAGGTGCGGATTCGGCCGGTTCGGGATGGCCCGGATCACGTGCGCGTGCGTGCCGAACAGGATGTAGCCGAGGTAGTCGGTCAGGCCTTCCTTGCCGATCAGCACCTCGACCGCGGGGCGCAGCGGCGTCAGCCGGGTCTCCCGTTTGCGTGAGGTCGACACCAGCCGGCCGGTTTTGCGTGGGCACCGACGGATCTGAAACTCCTGCACGTTCGTCGCCCGCCGCCGCAGATCGCGCCGGATCGGACCGTTCGAGTCGTTCACGAAGCGGGCGAACTTCGCGTCGTCCACCTTGCCGGTACGCCGGGTGATGACCGTGCGCATCAGGGGGCCGCCATCAGGTTCATCACGGTGAAGGTCATCGAACCCTCGATCGCGTAGTAGCCGCCGTCCGGCCCGATCGGCGTCACCGAGCCGGTATCGACGTTCACGCCCTCGGGGTGCCACTCTGGCGGCGCGCTGGCCAGGTTGATCAGGTACTGGCTGAGGAGAGCGATGTCCACCAGCATCTGGCGGCCGGCCTCATCCGTGTCTGGGGTGTCGCTGGAACTCCATGCGTCGCACTTGCCGATGCACCGCACGATCTGGATCCCGTAGGCGGCCTGACGCTGCTTGGTCGCGCTGAACGGGGTGCCGGTGCGCGGCGCGTTCATGGTGACGCCCTGCCCGCGCGCGCCCGTGTCGGCGATCCCCGCGAAGCCCACGCTGACCTGCTCGCAGTCCCAGGCATCCAGCTGGAGCTGGCCGGGCACGATCCGCCGGCGGGCGGGCAGGTCCACGTTGTTGAGCGTGAAGAAGTCGACCATGCCGGGAATCACGTTCTCCGCCCAGGTCACCAGGTCGGGGCCGCGGGTGGGCAGGTTGGCTGCGTTCACGGCTGCACCCTCGCCTTCGCCGCCTCGACCTCGGCCTTCGTCGGTACCCGCCGGGCACGGCGCCCGCGGCGCTTCGGCGGTGCCTTCTCCTCGACCGGTTCCGGCGGCGGGGGCTGCTCTTCCGGCGGCTCGGGAGTTTCCTCGGGCTCGCTGTCCGCAGACGGCGTGACGTGGCCGGAGAAGGGGTCGTGCGGCCGGATCAGCTCGCCATCGCTCATGGCGGCCAGCGTAGCGCAGTGTTACCCCTTTACGCGGGGGGTCCGATCCGCGTACCGGTCGGCAGGTCCGGCGACCACACGGTCGCCTCCCGGATCGGCCGGGTGCCGGACTTGCGGCGCGGATTCACCGACTCGATCCACAGGTCCACGATCGGCACGCCGGTCCGGCGGTCCTTCAGGAACGCGCTCGCGTCCATCGTGATCGCGATGCCCTGGCGGGTGACCTGGGTGGCGTTCGCCGGGATCGCGCAGCCCTGATCGCCGCACCAGGACCGGACCAGCTCGATCGCCAGATTCACGCACGCCGACACGCCACCCGCCGGCGGGGCGAGCCCCTTGGCGTAGGTGATCGTCGTCGGTCCCTCGGTGCCGCACAGCGGCCAGCCCTTGCCGTCGATGCGGGTGAGCCAGCCGGACGCGCTCAGCTCGTAGACAGCCGGGTCGAGCACCGTGGCGTCGGACAGCTTCACCTCGGTGACCGCGGTCGCGTCGGCTTCGAGCTGGACCGCGGTCGGCCGCGGGTGCACGCCATGCCAGCCGGCGTTGAACAGCCAGGCGTCGGCGTAGGTGGTGACGTACCCCAGCCCTGGCGCCATCATCCAGCAGCCGCAGGCGCCGAGATCCTGATACGGCCAGTCCACGGATCCGATGGTCTCCGGTCGCGAACGCAGCACCATGCGGTCCGTGCAGCCCTCACCGCGCCAGCGATGCCCGGACAGCTGGTAGAGCAGTTCGCTGGCCAGGTCCAGGATCACCAGCCACTGGTTATTGCTCGCCCTCGATCGCCACTTCTCCGCGATGTCGCTCGGAGCAGCCCACGGCCCGCACAGAATGGCGCTGGCCTGTGCGGGCGGGACATCGGGGATCGGAAGCGGCGTCGTCACGGCGTCTGCGCGATGACCGCAACCTTGCCGGCGTCCAGGTCGGGCTTGGTCGCCTCGCGGACGTACTGCCAGACGCGATCGCTGGGGCTTCCGAAGTCGTCGTTGGGACCCGAGCCCCAGCCGGAGTTTTGCACGCCGTAGCCGTCGAACTCGGGCAGCATCGCCGACTCGCCGTCCAGCACCCAGGACCCGGCCGGGATCAGGAAGGCCCGCGGGATCACCCAGTGGAAGTAGGGCAGCGTGCCCGCCAGCGTGGAGCCGATCACGGCGCGTGTCCAGAATTCGAGGCTCACGCCGTTGGGGGTCTCCTCGACACCGGTCTGGGGTGCCCGGTAACCGATGTCGTGCGGCGTCGGCGTGGCGGCATCGCTGATCACGTCGCCACCGATCAGGAACGACAGCAGGTTCGGATCCGGCGTGCAGATCTGGAGACCCTTGATCGAGCCGCGCTTGAGCGTGTAGGGCGCCTGGTAGTTGACGCACGCGACACCCGAGCCGTTCAGCTGGGTGACCTGCTTGGCGTCTTCGTACTCCAGGCCGATCTCGACCTTGACCAGCGCTTCGGACACGTACGCGTTGCCCGCGCCGACCGTCGGCTTGCCGTCCAGGTCGAGCTTGGCGACTCGCACGCCGAGGGCAAACAGAGTGCCCGCACCGTCGTAGACCATGATCTTCTCCTTACGGTTCCGGGAACTGAATCGCCACGCTGGCACACGGGTCGTAGCCGGCCGCAAACATGCGGTCAGCCCATACCGTCCGGGTGTTCGTGCGTCGGTCGATCGTCTGGGCAGGGCTGTCGACGTAGGCGAGCGTGCCCAGCCGGGTGAACACGGGGCCGGTCGCGTAGCCCCAGACGCCCGCCGCGGGGGCAGGCGTGACACCGGGCGTCCCGGTCGTCACGGTTACCGCGGGGGCGGTGCCGCCGGTCAGCGAGCTGGTGGCGGTCATCTGCGGCACGTTGCCCAGCGAGCTGGAGAACGTCACCGTCCACGGGCCGCCGTTCGCGCCGGTGACGACCGCCTTGCCCGGTCCGAAGATGCCGGACAGCGCGCCCGACACCGTGGCGGCGCTGGCGTTGAACGCGATCGGGCCGGTCGTGCCGTACCCGGTCGCCGTCAGCGTGAAGGTGCCTCCGGTCGGCGCACCCGTGATCGTCACCGTCTGGACCTCGGCAGTGCCCGTGTCTCGCGGACCCGAGCCGGTGTAGCCGGCGTCCGCGATCACGATGGCGTCGGTGGCGGTACGCAGCTCGTTGCCGTGCCGGAACAGCTGGGCAGCCACCTGGGTCGCGATGCTGATCGGGATGTGCAGGAACACCTGCATTCCCATCGTCGTGTCGCGTGCCGCCTGCTCGAGCAGGCCGAGCGCGTGCAGCGGGTTCAGCGCGCCGGTCAGCTGCTCGGCGTTCCCGTCACCGAAGAACGGGTTGACGATGCCCGAGCCGCCGAACGGATCCGCGAATGGGGTGGCCCGCGTGCCTGCGCCTTCCCACAACTCGCGGGCGAGCGCGAACGACGCGACCGCTTCGGCTTGCCGGGCCAGCCGGTCGCGCGCTACCCCCAGCGAGCGCGCCCCCTCGAGCGTGGAGCATTCGGTGTGCAGCCGGTAGGCCTGCGGCGCGATGAAGGTCAAGCTCGCCTGGGAGGCCGGAGCAGCAGCCGGGACGGCGCACGCGTCGAATACCTGCATGACGGGGCACATCTCGCCGAGGAACGACAGGCCGTTCTCCCAGTCGTCGCCGGTGCCCGGCTGGGCGCTGGCGAGCAGGTTCGCCGAGGTCTGCGCGCGCGCCTGCGGTGCCTGGACTTCCACGAAGTAGGACGGCACGGCTGTCTCCTCTCTCGGGTGCCGGTCGAGCTACCGGGTCGTCTCGCGGTCGGGGGGCGCGAGACGACCCGGAGACCGATTAGCTCCCCGCGTCCGCCCAGCCGCCGGACGGGACGGCCTTCGTGCCCGCCGCCGAGCCGTCGGGCCGCAGCGGCAGGTTGAGCCGCAGGGACTCCTTGCCGGTGAAGGCGACGCCCTCGAAGGTTTCGACGAAGGTTTGGTATCTGTTGCGCTTGTTCAACTCAGAGTCACGCACCAGACCGAGGTCCAGCGTGCCGCCGTCCAGGAACAGCCAGTCGCCCTCGACATACAGCAGCGCGTCGACCGAGGACGGATACTGCGGCACCGCCGCGCCCGCCACGCTGTCGGCATAGAACTGGTTCGGGATGACCACCGAGTTCACGGTGCTGCCCGCCAGGCCGTCCAGGTGCCAGGTGACGTTCACGTTGCGGGTGCTGAACCAGCCTTCGATCTGGGCCTGGGCGATGGCGAACAGGTCCGCCGGGGTGCCCATCGTCATGCGCCGGGCCAGATCCGTGCGCAGCAGGTTGACGACCCACAGCGGCATGATCGTGCGCAGCGACACGGTGTCGTTCAGACGGTGTCGGTTGCGGTAGTAGGCGATCACCCGGTCGTAGGTGGCCAGCAGGTCCGCGATCGCCGAGACGGCCGGGCCGATGCCCTTCAGCAGCTTCGATGCCGAGAACAGCCGCGACAGCAGCTGGTTCTCCGCGAACCGCGCCCACGCGATCTGTGCAGCCCGGGTGGTCGCCGAGACCCACTCGCCGTCGAACCGCGCCGTCATGTTCGGGAACTCCAGGCACATGTACGTGCTGTAGATCGACGCTTCGAGCACGCCCGGACAGCTCACCACGTAGCACGACTTGTAGACGTTCGTGTCCGGGCTGGCCGGCGGAATCACGATCGCCTGGTCGTCGGTCTGGGTCCACACGCCCAGGCCCGAGCCCATCGTCAGCGCGTCGAACGGCGCCCGGTACTGGATGATGCCGCGACTGGTCTGGAACGCGTTGAGCGCACCCTTCACCGGCCGGTCGGTCACGCCGAGGACCGAGATGTCGTAGCGCACCTCGGGCGGCAGGCACAGCCCGCCGGCGGCGGTGATGGTCTCCGGCTCGGTGGCCGCGGCGATGCGCGCCTGGTTCTGCGCCGGGTCGCTGCCCAGCACGCGGTCCGTCGGGTATTCCATGTCGACGTGGGCCACGTCCAGGCGGCCCACGCCACCCTGCGACTTCGCCCGCGCCAGGAAGGCCTTCACGAACGCGCCGCTGTCCAGCACCGCGCCAGCCTCGAAGCCGGGCACGCCGTTCTGCACGCGCGTCTTGGCCTGGATCACGCCGTTCGCGGGCTGCTGCTCCGGCGAGCGGTCGCCGTTGAGCTTGCCCAGCCCGGCCGCGGTGCGCGCGCCCCGAGTCGTCTTCTTGGCGGCGGCGCCCTTGTCCTTGCCGGACTCGTCGGCGTCGTCGCCCTCGGGTGCGTCCGCGGGCGGCTCCTCCGCGGGCGGCATGTCCGGATTGTCGGCGGGCGGCTCGGCCACGTGATCCCGGCCCGGATCGTGCAAGCCATCCAGCTCGGCGAGCTCCGCGGCCTGCTGGCTGGCCAGCGCGGTGC